CATATACTGGTAAACCAAATGCTGAAACTGGAACAATACCATACGCTGAAATCGAAGTTGATGATGATTATGGATTTATCACTCAAATCTATACAAAAGATGAGTTAGAATAAAAAGTAAAATAAAATGACAGATGATAATGAAACTCCAAAAGAGTTACAACCATATATTGAAGATTCTAAATTCATTGATGATCTTTTAAAAAAAGGACACGATGATTCGGCGTCTGTAGATTTTGAAATGGCCCGTTCAAATATTCATGAAATGATTGAAGATGGAAAACAGTCAATGCAAAAATTGGCTGAGATAGCCGCTTCAAGCCAACATCCAAGAGCATTTGAAGTATATGCAAAATTAATGGATACAGTATTAAACGCCAATAAAGAATTACTAAATCTACAGACTAAAATTCGTGAAATTAATCATGCTGATTCGCCAGTGAACGAAAAAGCCAAAAATGTTACTAACAATCTCTTTGTTGGTTCAACAGCAGAATTACAAAAAATGATACAAGAAATGAAAAAAGATGACTGATATTGTTGGAGGATATAAGGGTAATGTCCTCCTAAAAAAATCAAATCAATCTATAGATTGGACACCTGATCTTGTAGCCGAATATGTAAAATGTTCGGAAGATCCTGTTTACTTTATTGAAACATATATGAAGATCATCAATGTTGATGAAGGTCTTGTAAATTTCAAACTATATGATTATCAGAAAGAAATGATAAAGTCCTTCAAGGACAACCGTTATAGTATAGTAACAACTGCACGTCAGGCAGGTAAATCAACCACAACATGCGGTTTCATTCTTTGGTATATCATATTTCATTCTGAAAAAGTTGTCGCTCTACTAGCGAACAAAGGTGATACTGCCCGTGAAATTCTCAGTCGTGTTCAGTTAGCTTATCAACATCTACCAAAATGGCTTCAACAGGGTGTTGTTGAATGGAATAAAGGTTCATTTGTTCTTGAAAACAATTCAAGAGTTATTGCCGCCGCAACATCAGCATCAGCCGTTCGTGGTTATTCTATCAATCTACTATTCATTGACGAAGCAGCATTCATTGATAATTGGGACGAATTCTTTACATCTGTGTTCCCAACAATTTCATCAGGCTCCGAATCCAAGATTGTTCTTGTTTCCACTCCTAATGGTTTGAATCATTTCCATAAAACATGGGCGGGTGCATTCAAGACAGGTGACGAACACAACGGTTATAATCCAATTCTAGTTAATTGGCAAGCTGTTCCTGGTAGAGATGATAAATGGAAGCAAGAAACTCTTGCTGGTATGAACTTTGACATAGAAAAGTTCGATCAGGAATATAACTGTGAATTCTTGGGTTCATCAGGAACTCTTATTGCCGGTTGGAAACTAAAAGAACTGGTTCATATGCCACCTGTCATGGAAAGAGATGGGTTAATTCAATACTTCCAACCAGAACAAAATAATGTCTATATGATGATATGTGACGTTTCAAGAGGTAAAGGTCTGGATTATTCTGCATTTCAGCTTATAAATGTCACAAAAATGCCTTACCAACAAACATGCGTTTTTAGAAGTAATGCGGTCACTCCCCATGATTATGCTGGTGTGATTCACCGAATAGCTAAAGCATATAACAATGCTTCTATTCTTGTGGAAGTCAATGACATTGGTGAACAGGTTTCACATGCTTTACATTATGACTTTGGATATGAACACATTCTATTCACTGAAAATGCGGGTAGATCAGGAAAAAGAATTACCGCCGGGTTTGGTGGTGGTCAGGTTGATAAGGGAATACGTACAACAAAGGTAGTTAAATCAGTAGGTTGTTCAATTCTTAAATTACTTGTTGAACAAAATCAATTAATTATAAATGACTTTCAGACAATAAATGAACTATCCACTTTCTCCAAAAGAAATAATTCCTATGAAGCCGAATCAGGTAAAAATGACGACTTGGTAATATGTCTGGTTCTTTTTGCTTGGTTATCAGAACAACAATATTTTAAAGATTATACAAACATTAACACGTTAGCGTCTTTAAGAGACAAGACGGAAGAAGAGATTGAACAGGATTTGGCCCCTTTTGGTTTCGTGGAAATGGGTAAAAACGAATATACAGTAGATGATTTAATGCAGGATGGATACAGTGCGGATGCGTGGATGTGGAGACCAATAGAAACTCTAGATAATTTTTAATAAAATGTCTCTTTTTATAAATAAAACAAGAAAATCATAATAAACATTCTCGCATAAAGGGAGAGAAAATATGGCATTTCAATTAAGTCCTGGTGTTAATATCACTGAAATTGACCTAACTACAGTAGTTCCAGCAGTTGCTACATCTGATGGTGCTTTTGCTGGTGTGTTTCGTTGGGGTCCAATTGGTGAAAGAGTTTTCATTGACTCCGAAACAGTTTTAGTACAAAGATTCGGAAAGCCAACAAATTTTAATGCAGAGACATTTTTCACTGCTGCAAACTTTCTAAGTTACGCCAATCGTCTTTACATTTCACGTGCTGCAAATACAACTGGTGCAACACCAGCTTACATAAATTTTAATGTTCAGGCAAACACTACAGTTTCAAACACAATTCTAACTGGTAATGGTAGTGCTAATGTTGCTAATCTTGGTCTTGCTGTTGGTATGTATATCAACCAGACAACAAATTCACAATCAATCCCAACAGGCAATTCTTATCAGATTGTATCTATCAACACAACTGCTATTGTCCTAAACAAGGGTGTTTATTCTAATCAGTCAGGTTCAACTGGTTCTTCAACATCTAACGCTTCAATCTACTTTGGTCGTTCAGAAGTAGCATATTCAGCGGTTGCAATCAACCCAGATTCAACTAGCGTATCAAATCTTAACATCAGCACAGGTGTTGGTTTCGTTGCCAATCTAGTTAATCAGATTGTTAAGAACGAAAACGATTACACTAGTAAAGATGGTAATTTCGATACTGATGTTCTTTATCTAGCAAAATATCCTGGTGAAATGGGTAACTCATTAAGAGTTAGTGTATGTGATACTTCTAATAGTTTTTCATCAAATATTGATCTAGCAAGTTCAATTGATACAAGAATTCACTTCGTAATTGGTTCAAACACAGCTACAATTAAATTCCGTGGATCAGCTAATGCTTCACCAGCAACATATGCTGCATATTTTGCAACTGGAGACCAAATTCTAGCTGGTAACAGTAGCATTGATTATCAGTATATGCTTGTAAAGAGCATAGTTACAGGTGCTAATAACACTACATCTGGATCATTTGACGGTAATAGTGGTATTAGTAATTCAACTAACTTTATCACCATTTCAGCAAATCCATTCTCTAATGGTGACTCTGTAATATATGCTAATGCTGCTGGTAATAATGTTGTTTCCGGTCTAACATCAGGTACAACATATTATGTTGTAGAAGCTAATTCTAGCGGTGTTAAGCTTTCATCAACACCTTTTGGTGATTCAATCAATATTACTTCTGCTAGTGGTTCTGATGGTACTCTTACTGCTAATGTTTCATCAGTTTCTATTCAGTTTGAAGATCCATATAGACTACGTGTACCATATACTTCAAATGTTGTACAGCGTCAGTGGGAATTCTTCAATGTTGTTGACAGCGCCCCAGGTCAGTCAAATTGGCAGCTTTTCAACGGTAATACATCAGCCAATGATGAGCTACATGTTGTAGTTGTTGATGATAGAGGAGACTTTACAGGAACTCCAGGAACTATTCTTGAAGTTTACAAAGGTCTTTCAAGAGCAACAGACGCACAAAATCTTGATGGTTCCGACAATTATTACAAGAATGTAATTAATCAGGGATCACAGTATATCTGGGTTACAAATGATAGACCAACTGCTCTTTCAAACACTGCAGTAAATCTAACTTCTTCAACAGCAACAAAATCAATGAATGTTATCATGACCCTTGGTGCTGATGGACTTTCAGAATCAAATGCATCTCTTGGTATTCTTGGACAAGCATATGATCTATTCAAGTCACCAGAAGACATTGATATCTCACTTGTTCTACAAGGAAGACCTATCGGTGGTACAACTGTGGTTAATGGAAGAACTGTACAGAACTTCCAGCTAGCAAACTATATCATTGATAATATCTGTGAAACAAGAAGAGATTGCGTTGCTCTAATTTCACCTTCAAGAAATGTTGTTCTGAACAACGTAGGCAATGAAACTCTTGATCTTGTTGCATGGAGAGGCTCTCTTCGTAGTACTTCTTATGCAGTTTTGGATTCCGGTTATAAATATATGTATGATCGTTATAACGATGTTTATCGTTGGGTTCCAATGAACGGTGATATTGCCGGTCTATGTGTAAGAACTGATAGTACAAATGACGCTTGGTGGTCTCCTGCAGGATTTAATCGTGGTCAGATTAAGAACCTAGTTAAACTAGCCTTTAATCCAAACAAACCACAAAGAGACATTCTATATCCTAATGGAATTAATCCTGTGGTTACATTCCCAGGTCAGGGAACTGTTCTCTATGGTGATAAAACATTACAGGCCAAGCCATCTGCGTTTGATCGTATCAACGTTCGCAGACTATTCATTGTTCTTGAAAAGGCAATTTCAACTGCCGCTAAGTATTCACTATTCGAATTCAATGATGCGTTTACAAGAGCACAGTTCAGAAACCTTGTCGTTCCTTATCTAAGAACTGTTAAGGGTCGCAGAGGTATTACTGACTTCCTAGTAGTATGTGACGAAACTAACAATACTCCACAGATTATTGATACTAATCAGTTTGTTGGTGACATCTATATTAAACCTGCGAGAAGCATTAACTTCATTCAGCTTAACTTTATTGCTGTGCCAACAGGTGTACAATTCAGTGAAGTTGTTGGAAAGTTTTAATAAATAGATAAAACTCAAAGGAGTAAAATAGATGGCTTTTAATATTAGCGCATTCAAATCAAGAGGTCTGGTATACGGTGGTGCCAGACCATCCCTCTTCGAAGTTATTTTAACACCACCAGCAGGATTGGGTCTAAATCCTGCTGCTCTACAGAAGTTCATCTTCACATGTAAGGCAGCAGAACTACCAGAATCAACAATTTCAAATATTGAAATTCCATATTTTGGTAGAAGAATTAAAGTTGCTGGAGAGCGTTCATTCGCTGATTGGTCAGTAACTATCATGAACGACGAAGATTTCGGTGTTCGTTCAATGTTTGAAGCATGGCAGAATGCTATAAATACCATTGTTTCAAATGTTAGACTACAATCTGCATCAACAGAGCAGTATAAGACTATAGTCGAAGTAACACAGTTCTCTAAGGATGGTGACATTCTTCGTACTTATCAGTTAGTTGGCGCATTTCCAACTGCAGTTGCTGGTATTGGTCTTGGTTGGGATACACAGAATGCTATTGAAGAGTTTACAGTAAACTTTTCATATGATTACTGGCTACCAATCATTGAAAACGCTTCTAACAAGACTGCCGGTCAGGTTACAGAATTCCTTGGTCAGACCGAAGCTGGCCCTCAGTCAGTACTATAATAAATACTTTTATATTATTAAGGAGGGATTAATTTCCCTCCAATATTTGGGAGAAAAAATTTGGCAGAACTTTTCGGCTTCGAATTAAGAAAAAGAAGACCAACTTCAGATTTACCATCATTTGCACCTCCAAAGGATGCAGATGATGGTGCTGTTGTCGTCTCTGCTGGTGGTGCATATGGTACATATGTTGATCTTGATGGCACAGTAAGATCCGAAGCGGAGTTAGTTACAAAATATCGTGAAATGTCATTACAACCAGAAGTTGATTCGGCTATTGACGAAATTGTAAATGAGTCTATCGCTATTGATGAACCACATGTAGTCACAATCAATCTTGATGAATTACAATTAAAAGAAAATATTAAACAGGTCATCAGACAAGAATTTCAAACTTGTCTTAATTTATTAGAATTCAATAAGTATTCATATGAAGTCTACCGTCGTTGGTATATTGATGGAAGACTTTATTATCACGTTATCATTGATGATAGAAATCCACTAGCTGGTATTCAGGAACTTCGTTACGTTGATCCACGAAAGATCAGAAAAGTAAGAGAAGTTCAAAAGAAAAAAATTCAAGCAAACAATCCCGGTGACTCAGTAGTATCAAAAACTGTAAATGAATATTACATTTTCAATGATAAGGGATTTAACTTTGGTAACAAGTCAGTTGGAACATCAACAACTGGACTGAAAGTAGCCAAA